CACACAGTCTAATAATCGCTTACACTGCATTCACTGCAGCAAGCAGTTCAACAGTGAAGGAACATTGAAATGAACACCACACACACCCCCGGCCCCTGGGCTGTCATTGGCACCGAAGTGCGGTGGCTCGCCGATGATGAAACGGTCACCACGATCACCGAGCTTGAGGACTTGACCCCGCGTCAGGCTGCCAACGCTCGCCTCATCGCAGCCGCCCCTGACCTACTGGCCGCGCTGCAAGCCGTGCTGCCCTACCTCAAGGGCACCGAGAGCTTCGCAGCGCAAGAGGCGCAAGCCCGCGTAGCTATCGCCAAAGCCACGGGAGCCTGACATGATCTACATCCCCTGCTATGACGCCGACAGGCCCGAAACCCTAGAGATCGAGCAACTCATGTTCGTCGTGAACATCAACGGAACCAACAGGTGCGTTGAATACGATACAGACGGAGCCTTCATCGTCAAGCGCGGTGGCAAGACCTGTGAGGATGACATCACTGACGAGCAGTGGGATAACATCGAAGCACAGGTTAACTCCAGGCTAATCGAATCATGAACTCTCCTAAGAAGAAGATAGGCAGACCATCCAAGTACACGCCTGAGCTTGCAGCAGAGATCTGCGAGAGGCTCAGTAACGGTGAACCTCTGCGTCAGATCTGCAGAGACGATCACATGCCCAGTTGGGTGGCTGTGTATCAGTGGATGGATAGGAGCGAAGAGCTTTCTTTAGCCATCGCACATGCGCGGGAAGCCGGTCAGGACGCAATGGCCGAGAGGGCTTTTGCTGAGATGTACGACGAGCCTGAGCGCATCCTGAGTGAGAGTGGTGGCCGTATTGATCCTGGGTATGTGCAGTTGGTCAAGGCCAGGGCAGAGATCACATTGAAGATGCTGGCGAAGTGGAACCCCAAGCGGTACGGCGACAGGATTGCTGTGGCTGGGGATGCTGAGTCGCCCATCAAGATTGAGGCTGAGGTTAAAGCAGACAAGTTGCTTGAGGCACTGATCACTAACGCTGAACTGCGCAAGACCGCGGGGGAATGATGGACAGCAGGATCACCGTACCCCAGGTTGCCCGCGCTATGGGTGTCGTGATGGACAAGCGCACCTCCTGGGCTGTGGGCTCAGACATGGCGAGCAAGTACCTGTTGGAGTTCGGTGAGAACCCGCCGAAGGACAACCGCCCCAAGACGAATGGCTCTGGCTCTCACTGCTTCGCGCTGTACCCAGCTAAGTGGGAGAAGAAGATCCGCAGCGTCATCGAGGCGCACCTCGAGCAGCAGTCCAAGCAGAACGACCTGTTTGTTGAATGACTGATCTCGCTGAAGCCTTCCAACAGCCTGATGTCCTGCAGGCGCTGAAGACACTACCCCCTGAGAAGCGCCTAGCGTACCTGTGGCGGGCTAACTGGGTGCAGAAGGCACACAAGCATCAGATGCCGCCTCCGGGCGACTGGTGGACCATCTGGCTGCTTCTGGCAGGCCGCGGTGCTGGTAAGACCCGTACCGCTGCAGAGCAAGTAGGTTGGTGGGCTTGGACAGAACCCAACACCCGCTGGCTCGTTGGTGCGCCTACCAGTGCTGACGTCAAGGCAACGTGTTTCGAGGGCGACAGTGGACTGCTGAACGTCATCCCCCAGCCGTTAATCGCTGATTACAACAAGCAACACCACGAACTGCGGCTTACCAATGGGAGCCTGATCAAGGGCATCCCTGCGTCAGAGCCTGAGCGCTTCCGGGGTCCGCAGTTCCATGGCGCATGGCTGGATGAGCTTGCGGCCTGGGACTACCTGCAGGAGGCCTGGGATCAGATCCAGTTCTCTGTGCGCCTGGGCTCGAGGACGCGCATCGTTGCGACCACCACGCCTCGGCCCAAGGATCTGATCGTTGAGCTGGTAGGCCGTGAGGGTGACGATGTTGTACTGACCACCGCCAGCACCTACGCCAACCTGCAGAACCTTGCCCCGTCCTTCCAGAAGCAGATCCTGCAGTACGAGGGGACGAAGCTGGGCAGGCAGGAGATCCACGCTGAGATCATCGACCCCGAGGAAGGCGGCATCGTCCAGCGGTCTATGTTCAAGCTCTGGCCTGACGGCAAGGCCTTCCCCAAGTTTGAGTACATCGTCCAGAGTTACGACTGCGCGACATCCGAGAAGACACAGAATGACCCAACCGCCTGTACGACCTGGGGAGTATTCAAACCCCTGGATGGGGCTATGTCTGCGATGCTTATTGATTGCTGGCAGGAGAGGATGCAGTATCCCGACCTGCGCCCGAAGGTCATCGACGAGTACGAGACGATCTTCGGTGAAGGCAAAGAGAAGAAGCGCGTGGATCTCATACTCATCGAGGACAAGTCCGCAGGCATTTCTCTGATCCAAGACCTGCAGCGGGCGCACCTCCCGGTCAGGGCATACAACCCCGGCAAGGCGGATAAGCTGCAGCGCCTGAACATCGTCAGCAACATCATCTCCCGCGGCAGGGTATGGATACCTGAGTCATCCCAGCGCAAGGGGTATGTGAGGGACTGGGCTGAGGGGTTCGTAAGTCAGATCTGTAGCTTCCCCGAGACAACACACGATGACTTCGTGGACAGCGCAACGCAGGCCTTGAGGTTCTTGCGGGATGCAGGCTGGCTTGAGGTTGACCCACCACCTCCTGATGACTGGGATGAAGATGACTACGCAGATACCGGACGAGTCCGTCGTGTTAACCCCTACTCAGTGTGAGGTGCACTACCTGGGCAAAGACCATGAGATGTCACCGCAGTGTTGGTGCTTCCCAAGGCTGCACTTCAAGGATCCTGAGACGGGCAATGAGGTGTGGGTTCATCATCATCCTCAATAAAATTTGGCGCTGACGCCAAAAATTTACAAATTGAGCGCAGGCGTAATTGATTTGACGCAGACGGCCCGGTTGATATACTGTGGCCGTTGGCGTAGAAACCGACTTACGAGCCCTTGCTCATGCTTCCGCCCCTCTGCCCCGAGGGGTTTCTACCGGAAGCAGCAGCAAGGGCTTTGTTGTTTCTGCACCAGCCGAAGACCATGCGGTACGTCGGTGGTGGTCTGGGATAACCCCGTTACACGAGCAAGCCAGAGCGGGGGCGGTGGGCTGAGTCTAGAGCCGGGTGGTAGGGGCGCAAGCTCTGCAAGTCTGGACAGTGCGATGCGATGGCATGGCTCCGTAGAGGGTGTCACGCAAGCACAGGCGAACTGTGATCCTGTCACGGTATAGGCTGTGCTTTGCTCAAGCAATCACCATAGAGGGTATCAACTAATACATAGGTGTATAGATGATGCAGTGCAGATGTGGCGGGTTGATAAGTCAGGCTGAGTTGACGAACAACAGGGAGCGGTGGAACTGCTTGAGTTGTGGGGCGTACGAGATTTTCGAGCGCCCGCGTCGGTTGGACTTGACACCTGATGGGCGATATGATTCCCCTGCGACACAGGAGCAGGCATGGAATTACCCGAAGAAGACAAGCAAGCCTTCATAGATGCTGCCCGCAGGCGCACCCAAGAGGGTGGCGCAGCATTCGGTGTATATCCCTCATCTGGTAAGCGTCCTGAGAAGCTGAACGTCAGCCGTGATGTGAACATGCCTGCCCAGATGGCTCGAGGCTGGGCTGCTGGTACGTTGGGTCTGCCTGGGGATATTGAGGGCTTAGGGCGGTTGCTGCGCAACATTGGTCCTGAAGGCTTGTCTCACATGCGCAATGTGAGCGAGACGCCTGTACTTCCTACAAGCGACTTCTACCAAGAGTGGTTGCCTGGGCGGGATGAGAGGCCAGCGGCAAAGGCTGTATCAGGCCTTGGAGCGCTTGCTGGAGGCGTAGGTAGCACCCAACTAGCCGGAGCGGCAGTTAAGGGCGCTAAGGCCACAGGAAAGGCCCTGGGGCCGAAGGCTGCAGAGATGGCTGAGAGCTACCTGCAGAAGAGTGGACTGGCTCCGTCAGTTGTAAAGCCCAAGGGGGGTAACTGGTTGAGCGGGAGTGTGGAGACGGCGACGAAGCCTTTGAAACCGGCTGACGACCGAGTTATGGCGAGGAGCATTGAGTCTTCAAAAGCAAGAATTGCCAGCATGGAGAATGCTGGTAACAGGCCCGCGTCAGTGGCTGCTGAGAGGGAAGTCCTAAAGAATCTTGAAGACCAGAATGCGTTGAGTCAGTGGATCGACAAGAAGCTCAACCGCTACATCAAGAATGAGATGGGCACACCGGAAGACCCGGTGAGGAAGTTGGCAGAGCGGGATGTCCTGCACATTGACCCTGAGCAGGTTGGAGTTAACCGGTGGAAAGCTCCTGGCGTCAGACAGAAGCAGGGTTATCCAAAAGAGGGTCTGGGCCAAAGCGAAGCTGCCAAGGCGTGGGAAGCTGCATCAGACGTTTCTATATTCTCAGATCGAGCCGGTGATATCAGTAAAGGGTATCCACTGGAAATTGTTGATGCAAACCCGTGGCTTTCCAAATTAGACCCAAGCGCCAAGGTCCATGAGCTTGATGCGCCGTCAGCGCGAGGGCTCGGCTTCGACCACCTCATTGACGAACTACGCAACGCCACCAGCGCTGACTCTGACCTACCTGCCAATCTAAGGTGGAAGCCTGAAGACCTGCAGAAGGTGACGATGGAGCAGGCTGTAGAGCGTGTTGCCAAGATCAACGAGTACCGTGCTGCGAAGAAGGCGGAGGCCAACGAGGTATTGGCGAGGAACCCAGCTACAGCGCCGTACAGGGACTACCAGACGGTGCCTGGGACGCAGGAGCCCAACAGCAAGGGGTTGTCTTGGAAGCAGATCAAGGCCCCCAGCAATGAAACCATGCCGCTCGAAGAGCGTAAGGCTCTGATTGCAAAGCTGAGGCAAGAAGGCGGGAGCCCTGAGAAGTGGCCCAGGCAGCAATTGGAAGCTGCCCTCAAATACGAAGGCGATGTGATGGGCCACTGCGTAGGAGGCTACTGCGACGATGTTCTGCAAGGTAAGTCACAGATCTATTCACTGCGTGACAAGAAGGGTGAGCCTCATGTCACGATTGAAGTGGCTCCTCTGGATGCTGAGGCAGGTATCAGTGCTTTGCCGGCTGATGAGCGCAAGGCGTTCCTGCAAGAAATTAAAGACAGGTATTTTGGTGGCCGTAACCCAAACATGAATGAGCAGGACAAATACTTCCAGCTTCAAGAGCAGGAGTATTTGAGGAAGTACGGCGCACCCCCACCGGATATTGTTCAGATCAAAGGCAAGGGCAATAAGGCCCCGAAGGCGGAGTACCTGCCGTTCGTGCAGGACTTTGTGCGCAGCGGCAATTGGGCTGGGATTGGTGACTACCAGAACACAGGCTTGGTCAGGAGGTCTGCTCTACCCCAGTGGGAGCGTGATCTCATGCCCGAGCTTGGTGAGCACCTGACGATGGATGAAGTCCAAAAGCTCCGGAAGGGCAAGTCGTGGACGCCAATAGACAACACGCCGGAACTGGACCTTCCCGATGATCTGCTGCCTCCACGGGCCTACGCCAAGGGTGGTCTAGTACAAGACACAGACGCCATAGTTGCCCAGCTAAAGGGCATGGACAAAGACAAGGCACTGACGCAAGCTTTGAGGATGGCTAACGCCAAGCAAGAAGCCCACATGGCTGCAGGTGGCCTTGCCAAGCTCCTGAAGGGAGCCAAGAAGGCAGAGGATGCGGCTAAGGTTGCGAAGCCTGTTGCGCCCGCCATCATGCCGCCAGTCGCTCCGATGACCAAGGATCAAATGCGGCCAATTGCCCAGCGGGTGGCAAACCAAATGACTGGCGAGTTTGTCAGGCCTGACCCTAAGTTTTCTATCAATCCTGCTAACAAGTCCCAGAAGGTTTTCCAACGGGAGCGCGACTTGCCTGTAGAGGTAACGCAAAGAATCCCGCAGAAACCCGCAGAGACAATTGATATTGAGAAGTACGAGGGCTACGGGCTGGTTGGTGTCCCCGGAGATCCAACGCTTGGCGGTGTTGCCAAGCCTGGGACGTTGAGCCAGATCCATGAAGGCGCAGAGGAGCTAAAGAGGCTCGGAGATGTTGAGTTTGAGAGCCCGGTGCAATTGTTTGGTGGCCCACGGTATGGCGCATACAGCCCAGGCGAAGAGTTCTGGGCGTCCAACATCGGCCCCGCAAGGACTTTGCAGAACCGTGTGACATCAACGTCTGAGGCGTTGGATGCCCCGGTGCTGGGCCAGTACATCAAGATGAGCCCAGAGTCCACCAATTTTGCTCTGCACAATCTGGATGCGTTGCTGAGTTACATGCAACCAGAGAAGTTGGGCAAGAAGAGTCTGCAGGAGCTAAACGACGAAATCCGCAAGGGCTCACCTAAGCTGGGTAAATTCCCAGGCTTTGCCGGCTTTGAAGATCCGATTGATGTGCTGTTGCAATCGCAGATGCACTCTGATTTACGCAAGCACATTGCAGAGACTTTGATGAAGCCGACTGTGGCTAAAAAGTTTGGGTTGAGGCCTGGATCAGACGTTCTGTTTGGAATTTCCGAGCCTAAGTTGCGTGAGCTTGAGGCGGGTATAAGCGGCTACTCTGTAGGCCAGATGAAGCCTGGGGCAGAGTTGACGCCGTCCTTGCATCCGACTTACGACTACGATATCCCCGGTACATTCATCGGTCAGTCGAAATATCCAACTCCGTATGAGATTGCCTTCCCCGCATCTACTGCTTACACCAGATCACAGTTGAAGCCTGGGGTTCAGGAGTTCAACATGCTCAAGATGGTGGGGCCAAGAGAGAAGATTGATCCGCAGTACATCGACCAAATCAAGATGTACGAAGAGTTAATGAAAGAGTACACGGGAAAGAAAAAAGGCGGGCTTGTTAAAAAGTCTGGATTAAGTGTGCTTAACAAGGCGATAATCTAATCATGGCTACTGAATTCCCGATTGACCCTGAGTTCAACCGTTTTGTCGGAGGCGCTCAGGAAGAGACGCCGGAAGAGCCCATTGAGGCAGAGATTGACCTTGATGAATCTGAGATTGAAGAGCTTCCTGATGGATCTGCAATCGTTCGGATGGAGGGCAAGGGGCCGATGGAAGACGAGGACTTCTATCAGAACCTAGCTGACAGCGATGTGATCAGCGGTCTTGACTTGAGTTCGATGGCTCTGCGGTATGTGGAGTTGGTCGAGAAGGACCGGGAAGCCCGCAAACAGCGAGACAAGCAGTACGAAGAGGGTATCCGTCGCACTGGATTGGGCAATGACGCTCCTGGCGGTGCCAATTTCAACGGCGCATCCAAGGTTGTTCACCCGGTAATGGCTGAATCCTGCGTGGATTTTGCTGCTCGAGCCTTCAAAGAGTTGTTCCCGCCTGATGGTCCGACCCGAACACAGATTCTGGGTGACGTAGACGAGGAGAAAGTTGCGATTGCCGAGCGCAAACGTGACTTCATGAACTGGCAGTTGACAGACCAGATCGAAGAGTTTGCTGATGAGCAGGAGCAGATGCTCACGCAGTTGCCTCTTGGCGGCTCTCAGTACCTCAAACTCTGGTACGACGACAAGAAGAAGCGCCCCTGTGCGCAGTTTCTGCCTATCGACAACGTACTTCTGCCGTTTGCGGCGGGTAGTTTCTACACTGCCCAGCGAGTAACGGAGGTTGACGACATCTCCGACTACGAGTTCAAGAACCGGATTAGCTCCGGGCTGTACCGAGACGTCAGTTTCATCCGTGCAACGATGGATCCTGAGCCTACGGGAGCCCAGAAGGCCACGAATAAGATTGAAGGCAAGTCGGAGAACGACAACGAAGACGGTATCCGCCGCGTGTATCACATCTACACATGGCTGGAACTGGAAGACGACCCGATTACGAAGGGTGAGTCGGCTCCTTACATCCTGATGATCGACGACTTGGACGCAGAAGTCGTTGGCCTGTACCGGAATTGGGAAGAAGGCGACGACACGCTGACGAAACTTGACTGGATTGTTGAGTTCAAGTTCATTCCTTGGCGTGGAGCGTATGCAGTAGGCCTGCCGCACCTCATTGGAGGCATCTCAGCGGCTGCTACAGGCGCTCTGCGGGCTCTTCTGGACTCCGCCCACATCAATAACGCTGCTACGCTCCTGAAGCTCAAGGGCGCGAAGGTCAGCGGGCAGTCTCAGCAGGTCGAAGTGACCCAGATTGCTGAGATTGAGGCGGCTCCAGGGGTGGATGACGTCCGCAAACTGGCGATGCCCATGCCATTCAACCCGCCTAGCCCGGTGTTGTTTGAGCTTTTGGGGTGGTTGACGAGTGCGGCCAAGGGTGTGGTGACCACATCCGAGGAAAAGATCGCTGACGTCAACGCAAATGCGCCTGTTGGCACGACTCAAGCGCTGATTGAGCAGGGTGCAGCGGTCTTCTCAAGCATTCACGCCCGTTTGCACAAGTCTCAGGGCCGAGTTCTCAAGATTTTGCAGCGTATCAACCGCTGGTATCTCGAGGACATGCGCCGCGGTGAGGTTGTGGCGGATTTGGAAATTAAGCGGGACGACTTTGCTCGTTCTACTGACGTCATTCCTGTTTCTGACCCGCATATCTTTTCTGAAACTCAGCGGATGGCTCAGACCCAGGCGGTCATGACCATCATGGAGAAGAACCCTGACCTGTTTAACCGAAAAGCGGTGGTCATGCGGTTCCTGAAGCAGATCAAGGTGCCTCAGATCAATGAGTTGATGCCTGATACGCCTGCTCCTGAGAAGCAAGACGCGGCAAACGAGAACGTGGCGATGACTATTGGTCAGACTGCCTATGCGTACCCAGAGCAAGACCATCTAGGGCACATTCAGGCGCACTTGGACTACGCAAAAGACCCGGTGTTTGGTGGAAGCCCTCTGATTGCTCCGAACTACATCCCAAAGGCGATGGAGCACATCAAGCAGCACTTGGCCTTGTGGTACTTGAACCGCATGAACGGCTATGTGCGCAAGTCTCTGGGTGAGAAGCCTGAAGAGTACGCACTGCTGGCTGATCCTAAGCCCATCGACAAGATCATTGGTGTTGCGGCGCAGCATGTGGTCATGGATACGGAGCAGACGCTGGCGGGCATCATGCCGGTGATCCAGAAGATGGTTCAGACGATGCAGCAATTCAAGCCTAAGCCTGAACTGACGCCTGATGGACAAGTGCTTTTGCAGACCTCTATGGCTGAGACCGAGCGCCGTAAGGCACGGGATGAGGCAGAGATGCAACTGAAGGGTCAGGAGTTGGAGTCTGACATCCAGATGCAGATGAAGAAGCTGCAGGACGAGCAGGCTCTGGCGATGGAAGAACTTCAACTGAAGCTGGCTATCGCACAGGGTGACCAGCAGATGAAGGAGCGCATCGAGACGGCCCGCTTGACGCGGGATGCGGCTAGGTTGAGACACGACCAAGATAAGACCGTCATTGACCACTCTGTTAAACAAGGAAACCAGTATGGCTACCAGTGATCAAGAGCAGAAGAGCATTCTTGTGCCGCAGCACAAGCGTATGGCGATGGGTGCCCCGGTAACTGGGCAGACCATGCAAGGCTCTACCGACAAACCCAAACAAGGAGGACTCGCCCAGGCAGCAAAGAAGAAGTAAGTGGCAACACTTTCGGACCTGATTGGCGGGATTAAGGCACGGCAGTCTGAGATTGCCGTCTCCCTAGCGGCTGGTAATGCAGTGACTTGGGAGTCTTATCAACGCATGGTCGGGCATCACGCGGGGCTCAAAGAAGCCCTGGACATACTAGAAAATTTGATGAAGGAAGACGATGAGTAATCAACCGGAAGCTGCTAACGCGGCTGAGATGGCTTGGGCATTTCCGAGCGTGGACCCCGGTGCGAAACCTCTTGGTGGGCGCATTCTTGTTCAGTTGCGCCGTACTAAAAAGAAGGCAACAAGTGCCGGGATTATCTTGGTGGAAGAAACCAAGGAAACCGAGAAGTGGCAGAACATGGTGGCGAAGGTGATCGAGATCGGTCCCTTGGCATTCAAGCACCGAGACACGATGGCCTCTTGGCCTGAAGGCTCATGGGTAGTCGCTGGAGACTTCATCCGAGTGCCGAAGTGGGGTGGTGATCGCTGGGAAGTCAGAGTTCCCGGTGATGATGATCTTGAAGATCCAGCCCTGTTCATGGTTCTGAATGACCATGAAATCATCGCCAAGCTCACTGGTGATCCCCTAGCCATGAAAGCCTTCCTGTAATGACTACTGAACAAAAAGTTGACGACATCCCCGTCATTGAAGAGAAAGATGGCTCAGTAACTGTTGAGCTACCTGATGGCATCGTTTCAGAAGAATCTGATGAGCCAGAGAGTCAGGCGTCACAAGATGACGGTGAGGCAGACCAGCCCGGTGATACGGATGCTGTGCGGGAAGCCCGCAGGAACCGTCGAAAGGCCAAGAAGGAATACATCAAGCGCACCAATGAGGAGAAAGACCAACGTCTTGTCCTGTTGCAGCGCGAGAACGAAGAGTTCCGCAAGCGCCTAGCCGATGTTGAGAAGAAGAGCCAACAGTTTGAGCTGTCACGCCTTGACAAGGCTATTGAGGACGAAGAGCTTCGCCTGAAGTATTTCGACGCCAAGCGCCGTGAGGCCATCAATAACTCAAATGGCGATGCCTACACGCAGGCCAGCAACAGTTATGAAGAGGCCCGTCGCAAATATGATGCGATGAAGGCGCTGAAGAACCGCGCTGAACAAACTGAGTCTGAGCCCCAAACGGACCCGAGGATGCTGCGCCATGCCAAGTCATGGATGGAACAGAACTCTTGGTACGACCCTAACGGCAGCGACGAAGACAGCGAAATTGCCAAGCTCATTGATGCCAAGCTCGCCAAGGAGGGGTTTGACCCTGGTAGTGCTGAGTATTGGGAAGAACTTGACACTCGCTTGCAGAAGCGCTTGCCGCATCGTTATACTCAATCACAAGACGAACCCAGAAGGAGTAAGCCTAGGAGTTTTGTAACTGGATCGGGACGCGAGTCGTCTGGTGGCCGACAAGGCACCACTTTCGTGCTGGAGCCTGAACAGGTGAGAGCAATGAAAGAGGCGGGTTTCTGGGATGACCCAGCACAACGCGCCAAGATGATCAAGCGTTACGCCCAAGAAGCCCGAAACAACCGAGGTTAATCAAAATGGATTCACGTCTTAAAAAGTCTCTGTCTGCCGGTGGCCGCGAAACTCGCGCTAGTGAGGACGCATCCCGTCGTGCCCCAGAGGAAAAGTTCATGTCAGCGCAGGAACGTCGAAAGATGTGGAGCGATGAGTGGACACAAAGTGCGCTGCCAAAGGTTCCGGAAATGCCCGGATGGCACCTTTGCTGGCTCTCAACCACCAATGCTTACGACAGTATTGATAAGCGGATGCGACTTGGGTACGTTCCCGTGAGAGCGGATGAGTTCCCCAACTTCGAGAATTACCGCGTCAAGGCTGGTGAGGATATTGGGTTCATTGCCTGCAACGAGATGCGTCTGTACAAGATCCCTATGGATGTGTATCAGGACATCATGCTGCAGATGCACCATGAGATGCCCAACGACGAGGCGGACAAGATCCGCGTCCAAGTTGAGAATCTTCAGGGTGCCCGTGACAGTTCAGGCAAGAGCCTGGGCAAGGTTGAAGGCGAAGGCTTTGGCGATTTCGACCGATCCGTTCAAACCCCAATCTTCCATGGGTGAGAACCAAGGAGTAAATTATGTCTGCGACTAATGCTCCGTTCGGCCTGCGTCCTGCGTTCCATCCCTCTGGTCTGGATCGCGCTCAAGCGTTGGCTAACGGAATTCAAGCTGTTTCCACCTCTGGAAACGTCTCTGCTGGCTATGCCACGAACATCCTGAAGGGTCAGCCCGTCAAGATGGATACGGGCGGCTATATCGTGGTTGCCGCTGCTGGCGATGCGTTCCTGGGTGCCTTTGCTGGCGTCGAGTGGACTGATTCGACTGGCCGTCGCCGCGTCTCGAACTACTGGCCGGCCAATGAGTCGTTCCAAGTTGGTTCTGTCGTCGCCTACTTCTATAGCGATCCCAACATCGTCTATGAAATCCAGGCTGACGGCTCGTTGGCGCAAACGTCTCTTGGCGCAGAAGCTGACCTGAGCAACACGACCGCTGGTTCTACGACCACGGGTCTGTCTCAGTGCACTCTGTCCACTACGTTGGTGGCTTCGCCCAACACGGCGCAAATGCGCATCGTGGATATCGCCCCGTACCCTGACAATGCTTGGGGTGACAACTTCGTAATCGTCCGTGCAACCATTGCCGAATCCCAGTTCGCTGGGGTGGCTGGTACGGCTGTTTAATAAGGAGGGCAGATCATGGCAGCCCCGATGCGCAGTACCGACTTTCGTTCAATCGTTGAGCCTATCCTCAACGAATGCTTCGATGGTGTGTATGACCAACGTACCGAT